ATTGTAAAATCACCCGCTGTTGATGTCTTATCAGCTCCAAAATCAAGAACTGCCACGGCAGGATTAGTCCCACCTGCTTGGTAAATTAACGCCCCACGTGCCGTAATTGTTGCTGTAGACCACGTAGTATTTGCAAAATCTAGGAGCGCGGTAGTACCAGACGTTGTAGGAGCTACAACAGTTAACGTGTTACCACCCGCTGTATAACCTGTACCGGATACTTCGTTTGTTGTGCTATACGCTGTTGTCGCTGCACCCAGTGTTGCGGATGAGGTAAACAGTGCGATCTTAAACGTCTGAGACGTATTGGAACTAAAGTCCATTTCTCCATCAAGAAGTGCTTTCTTGAATGAAGTTACCATTGCTTGTGATATTGCCATTTCTTATCTCCTATTCTACTTTCATTCTAAACTGCCCAGAGCGATACGTATCTTCACGAAGTTTACCATCACTCAAAGTTTTAAGCAGTTTTAGCGATTGAACATATAAACGTTCATAAAACTGCACTAGATCAGGCTCGCCTTTCATAAAGCGTATTGCCTCGATCAATGCCCCATTAAGTAACGCTGAATCAAACTCATCACCTAACCATGTAGTACCCGCTGTAACAATTGACTCGGGGTAATACCCATAATGTAATTCCATTGTATAAGCGCCATCAGGGGTAGGCCCTAAAAGAAACGAATCATCATCAAAATATGCGTAATGTTTTGGTAATCCTTGTGACGAAGCACTAGGATACGCTTCCCTAACAAAATTTACATCTTTATTGAGTAAGTAATGGTAGTCTCCAGCACTATCAACAACCGCTAGTGAATAGCTCCACAGGAAATCTGTAGGCACACCAAGGTATTTGTTTCCTGAACTAAGTGTTCCTGTTACGTTTCTACGCAAGGCAGGAATTTGAACGGTGTTATATATCTTCTGTTCGGCTTGTTCAGTAAACATAGCGAGTTGTTCATCAGTGAAAGAGTTCTCAGTGATGTTCTCAATATTTGTTTTTAACTCGCTATAGTTCATAGTTTACCCCATTGGCCCGCGAGCCATAGTTCCTTTTGTAGCCGCACCTGTACCACGGATTTTTACCCCCGTAGTTTTAACGCCAGTCATATTAGGCTTTGGTGCGTGTTTACATGGGTACACACCTTTGTCCTTTTCGACCTTAACTTTTTTCATCCCAAATACATTCATTTTACTACTCCTACGTAATGTTTACGGTAACTTGCCCTAAATAGCTAGTCCCAACTAACGAGTTGGGGCTAAGCCCAAATGGATCAAGTCCTCCGCCTACTGGGTTCCATCCCCATTGGATGTCCCTACTACTATACGGCCCAGCTTCACCAATACTCGTATCTATCCTAGGGTCTCGTATGGCCTGCGGATCATCTACAGGATATTCCCCTAGTTTAAGTTGCGGCTGGCTTGGATTCCAACACTCAGGACAGGCTTTAATGTCTGTGTCCCGCCCTTTAATAACGAGGTTACGCAACTCTTTAAGTTTGTACTGAAACCCACAAACGTCGCATAAAGCGATGGCTTTCTTAGCGGATGCAAACCTATCTCCCATACTATATTCTGCCTATTTTAGGCACAAAACGCGCAGAAGTTTTTTCACGGTCTTCTTGCGCAGCTAGGGCAAATTGTTCATCATAAATCTGTTTTAACATGCCCACACGCTCAATAAGCTCTGGGTCTTTCATGGCAATATAGTACGCTAGCCCTGCAACCATACAGGGGAAGAATCTAAAATTCATGTCTGCGGTTTGTATACCACTACCTGCGTCTTCAATACGACGCATACGCCAGTAAACAAGCTGGTAGCTTTGTGTCCCATCAGGGATAGGCCATACAGTAGCCGCAGGGACTTGTTCCCAGTACACGGGAATGGCAGTGCCACCCACTGTATGTGCAACGGCTGTTGTGCCTTGCTGCCCTCTAAAACAGTTTTGTAAGATATTACCGTCAATGCTACTGTAATTTATTATTTCATCTTCAATCTTTACAAAACCTGCGGGTGGTAGATCAGACACACCACTTAAAGTAATAGTAGTGTCTGTACTCGACGCTGTAGCCGCTAGTGTAATTCCTACAGGATAAGTTTGCCCGCTATTCCTGTGTATGAAAATTTGTACTGGTCTACCTTGTGTTAACTTGTTAGGGATAGACGCGTAAGTGCTCACACTAATACGACTTATAGTAAGATCAGACTGTAACGAGGTATTACCTGCGCCTGTACGTATCTGATGCTCCATCAAATCAATGGTATCGTCAGGTAGGGCATACGTTGACTGCCCTTGCACGAGGTCAAGAGAGCCTTGCTCTATTGTCCACATGTTAATACCACGGTTTTGCCACTCAATTGTCATTAAGTTCATAGATCGACGAGCAGTGCGTAGGTCATAACCTGAACGCAACTCGCGACCCGCACGTTCCCACGCTTCTTCAGCGATCTCCGTGAAGTCCATATTGAATGTAGTGGTACCTGATGTTGTCATGAGATTGCCCATTCTCCTGAAAAGAATGCGTCAACTTCTTTTAGAAGGGCTGCTTTACTCTTACGACGATCCAACTCGATATTGTACTTACGCATAAGTTTCTCAAGTTGTATTTTGGACATGTTCGAGTAGTCAGGAACTTTAGGAGTCGCTGCTTTCTTAGGTTTTTTGGCAGGTGTAGATTTGACACCCATAGATACGAGCTTAGCCTCGGCCTGTGCTTTAGTCATCAGGTCGTAAACTTTAATGTCGTAGGTGTCATCAGCTTGTTTAACACCTATTTGGTATACTGGTCCTCCTGTTGAGAACCTACCGTTCTGAAAAATCTCCATCACTTTTTCCCCTTACGTTTGGCTGGGGATACTCTACGCGGCTTACCCGCAGGTTGTCCCAAGCGTTTCTTTTCCGCTACCTTCTTACTCTTCTCAGAGCTAGACATCTCACCAGAAGTCTTAGGAGTCTTAGAAGAAACTCGTTTAGAAGGTCGGCAGTAGGGGGTTCCTCGCCCATCTCCTTTCTTCCTACCACAAGCCTTTCCAGTGCTAACGTCTTTCCAGTCCTCTTTAAACCAGCGTTTTAATGCTGCTCCTTTGGCTGTCTTACGTATTTTACCACCAGACTTGTAGTACGTACGCATTACTTACCAGCCTTTTTCTTCCGGCATTTAGCAATAGCACCTGATGCGTATGCGGAAGGGAAGACCTTGTAGCTGGCCTTTACCTTCTTATAGCACGAGTCCTTGACGGTTCCGCCTTTTTTGTACCCGCACCCACATCCACTTTTTTTATAGTAGCTACGCACTATGCGCCCTTCATCTTGACCATTTTACACTTACGGACTGAACCGCCACGAGCCATGCCACAACCGCGAACTTTACCGCCTTTTTTCATCATAGGCATAGCACCGCCTCTATCTTGACCCATACCCATCGGACCACGTTTTTTCTTTCTAGGAGGCATTGGACCGCCTGTCATAGGCTTTGGACCGCCCATAATGCCGCCAGCACCTTTAGGACTAGGTTTAGGACCACCTTTTGGACCTCCACCTACATTAACGCCACTATCATCGTACGGCGCAGGTTGTGGTGGTTTTTTCTTCATTTTCTTTTTAGGGCCTGACTGAGGTACGTTAGCCATCATCCCGCCCATGTTATATTTCTTAGCTTTCATGAACTTATCTCCAATGTTTTAGCAGTTCCACTTTCGTAAGCTCTTATTTATGCGGCTGTTTGGATCGTTTGCCGTTTTAGAGCTTGTGTTCCGTTTTTTCATGCCCTTCATACGAGCACAGAAAGACTTGCGTCTGTTAGCAGCCTTAGAACCTTTTTTGAGTTTACTAGGTTTCGTGGTAACGGCAGTCTTTAACTTACTGCCGGGATTAGCCTTACGATAACTAGCAACACCTTTTTTGTTCAGGCCACCAGATTCACTCTTGCCTTCCTTACGAGTCCAAGCGGGCGACTTTTTAACCGAGCCTCCGCTTTTATAGTAAGAACGCATGACCTACTCCAGTATCAAAGTTATTTTGTTACCAGAACCAGTAAGTGCGGCAACAAAACAGCCTTCACGAGCTAGTATACCGTCTGCGGGTAAATACACGTCGTTCCAACCTGTAGGTAATGTAAGGTCCAAAAGTATGTCCCCGCTAGCGGTTCCATTGCGCAATTGAAACGTACACGCAGCGGCGGCGTTAACCAACACACCTAGTATACGAGAGCGGTTCGGACCAACAAGGGCCGCAGTATCACCCTGCGAGAAGTTAAATGCGCGTACTAAATTAGCAGCCATGTTATCACCTCTCGTTTACGGTTGAATTGCAGTGTTAAACGCCTGTGCATACATTACAGTAATTACTGCACTGCCCGCAGTAGTCGCTGCGGAAGAAGTAACAGTTAAACGCTCGTCAGAAGTTCCTGTGTTACTCCAAGCAAGGGTCCCACCACCAGAAGCACCAAGAGCCTTGATACCTACGGTTGTTCCTGAAGCGAGGGCGTTAATGTATGTAGCAGCGCCACCAACAGTATCACCAACACTAATGTTAGTAGAAGCGTTAGCTGCAACAGCCAAATCAACAATAATGTTAACAATTTTAGAGTTAGCGGGAATGACCATATCGGTGACAACCGCAGCAAGTGCGCCGCCAGATAAGTCGGCTGTGTAGGATTGGCACATTACAACGTAGCCGACGTTTGCTACGTCAGTACCTACTGTGGTGCCGTTAGTGTTACGAATGTTGCCAGCCCGAATAGGACCAGAAAATGTAGTAGTACCCATGTTAATCTCCTGTCTTGGGTTAGTCAGCTACAGTGTGTAACTGTCAGGGATTGGTATCTTATAGCACAAAAAGTAATGGGGGGCAATAGTTGCCCCCCACACTAATTACGCACCGGGTGATCCGTAAATTCCTAGTGGGTCAGAAACCCCGAAGGAATAACGCTCACGAGCCTTATAGCGCGAGTTGCCCGTGTCAAAATCTGCATCCATAGATGTAGACATTGGAGTACGAACAAAGTGCTTCAGGCCGTTCGGCACATCAGTCATCAAGAACCAAGCATTGGTGTCTGTGAGGTAATGGTTAACGGCATATCCTTCAGGGATAGAACCGTTGTTGCGGAGAGCGTTAATATCGTTATCCGCAGTACCTACACGACCATCAGTGTCCAACAGACGAGTTGCAACGAATTGCAGTGCTGGTGGAATGATGAGCTTCCGTGGCTGAGCAGCGATCAACAATCCTCGCTCATCTGTCCACTGGCTAATACCAATAACGGCGGCTTCAAGAGAAGTCTCGTTAAGGTCAGCCGCAACAGTTGGGCGGTTCGCGTTGGTGCCACCAGAAACAAGTGGGTGCGCTGTTGAGAGCAATGGCTGTCCGTCACCGTAAGTGGTGCCAGCAGCAAATCCATTGTTCAAAATAGACACAGCTTTAACTTGCTTAGTGTACGCCATTGCACGAGCTAGGGCCTTTGTATAACGAGCAGACAGTGAGTCATACAAGTTATCTTCAATAGCTTCCTCAGTGATTGAGAAACCCATTGCAACCGTCTCATGCACGTAACGTGCACTCCATGCTTCTTGAGCATTGTCATATTCGATGGCTGAGCCTTCGTCCTTGACAGGTGCTGCTGAGAAACCGGATAGCTTAGTTTCTTCCTCAAACGAGCGATCTGAGGATTCTGTTTCAAAAATTTGGGCGTGCTCTTCGCCGTATTTTGCATATTCCAACCCAAACAGTGCGTTTAGACCGGGAAGTAGCTCTTTAAGGAGCTGGGCGCGTGAAATAGCCATTAGTTATCCCTCCTAGACGCCAGTGAGGTTGTTCATTTGATGCCCTGCGTTCCATTTAACGAGTGCCTCAGTGAACCCACCGGATGAGTTTTTGGTTTCCTCTACAAGTTCCACAATACGCAAAGGTAAAGTATTCGTTGTAGCGGTCGTGTCGGAAATACCACATCGTGAATTTCCGGTAGCAGTATCGCCATTGTTGTTGATCATTGCTACGTTTGCACCCAAATCAGTGATCGCTAGATCGCCAATTACTGGCGTAGCGCCAGCGCTGGATGAAAGTACAGCAACTTTAAACAACACATCAGTGCCATCAGCGACGTAAGCCATGATGTCAGATGCAGCGGTGTTTGCTGGGTAATATTGGCTGAATAGCTGATAGCCCAGTGAGGGATCAGTATAAGTACAACCAAGGAATACACCCATAGGCGTCATTGCTGCATCAGCAGTATCACGTTCTACGGTGCCTCCGGTAACAAGTTTTACAGCGTCACCATTAAAGATGTTCGTGTTATATCCACTCGCAATGCTATATTGACGAGTTACGCCCACGAAAGGTACGCCGCTTACAAGTTTAACCGGAACTAGCCCTGAAGGGCCACTTACAGTTGGGTAAGCCATGTTAAGCTCCTAATTTAAGTTCCGTTTCCGAAAGTGACCTTCGTCTTCCTGTCATTAAACAGGGGCATACGAGGATCATTTTCTCTCATGAGACTGTTGTCTACGGAGTGCATCTGGGAGTTTGTCTGTTGTTGATAATGTGCAGACCTCTCTTCGACTAATTCCGCTGGAGCTTTACAAAGCATCAAACCACCAATCACCACGTTGTCTTTGAACCGTTCATTTTCAACGGCAACCAATGTGATTTCTGGGTGATCTACTGCCTTTACAGGCTCCCAACCTTCTCTTATTTTTGAGGATACGTTAGTGGCGTCTACTTGCCCTTGCGTGCTTACACGAACCCAATGAAATTCGTAACCCGGCTCGGGATTTGGAGATGGTAACACCTCGGGACGCGTCCAAGCCTTCTTGCGGATCGTTTTTTCTTGTGTTTCTAGTTCACGGTCAATTCTGTTCGTAGCCATTATTGTTTCCTCATATCTAGTGCAACCTGTTTGGCGTATTGTTCGGGAGTAAGACCCAAGCGTTTAGAGAGCGTTAGTTGTGTTTGCGTTAGCCTAACTTTCTTAGGCGAAGTGCTCCGCGTAGCGGGTGCAACCACATTTGACTGCTTCTTCGGCTTTTCTACTTCCTCCCCCTCGAAATTCTCGGGGAATAACTGTCGCATACGAGAATCAATTCTCTCGTAGTAGTCATCACTCTGAGGGCTAACGCCCTCATTGACAAGTTTATTATGCAACCCCAGCGCGTAACTTGTCATCTCTACGTCTTGGTTGAACCAGCCGTTCGCGTCTTGCCACGCTTGTGCTCGTTTATCAACCTCCACTGGCGGTGGGGTGGTTTCAGGTTCCATTTTTACATTAGTTTCATCTTCTTGTAAAGCTGGTAACTTGAAATTATTTAGCCTATCAGACTTAATCTTGGCGTTTGTTAGGTTTTCTTGTGCAGAAAGAACGCCGTCTGAGTCTCCGGCTTCATACGCATCTTTATACTGCTTTTTAGCAGATTCTAGCTCAGATACTGCACTTCGCTTAGCTTGTTCAAGCAAAGCTGTTTGGTTTTTGTTTACATTGGACTTGAGTTTTTTATTCTCTGCCACAAGTTGTTGAGATAGTTTCTCCAACTCTTCACGTTCACGGAAAGCCGCTTCTTTAGCGCGGCGTTCGTCGTGATAGCCCTTGCTAAAATGCTGTATCCGTTTACGCACTTTCTCTGAATAGTCTTCCAACTCGTCATCAGTAACGTCTTCTGGGGGATCAGAGGGTTTACGATTGCGATCAGCTTTCGGCGTATCGTCAACCACTTCAATTTCATATTCGTCGTCATCAGTATCCACTTCACTTTCAACGACAGGCTCAGATTTCTTAGCCTCGGCTTTAGCTTTCTTACCTCCAATGTCCACTTCGATAGCACTGGAACCCTCCACTTCGATGTCTTGTTTTGCTTTTGTCTCCTCATCAGGAAACTCGTATTCTACTTTTTGAAAAGGCATGATTTTTCTCCTATACAGCCATAATGCCACGAGGATCAGGGATTACAGCTTCCACAGAATCGTCGTTCATTAATCTAAATTCTTTCCCGTTAACTTTGAACCGTGTGCCTGTGTTCATACGAAACATCACATAGTCCCCTTCTTTACACCAAGGGCCTTCAGGAAAACGGTCTTTGTCTGAATAGGCGTCTGCCCCCATATCTATAACAATACCCATAATCGACATGATGTACTCTTTGTGCATCTGGTCAGTTGTTTTAAGCAGGGTACTGCCTTGGTAATATTCTTCGACATCGGGTAGGGCTATTAACAAACGGTAGCCAGAAGGTTTGGGCATTTGTGCTTCCCATTCCTCATCGCTGACTTCACGTTTACTAGTTTCGGCAATAGGTTCAGCTTCCGCTGCTTCCGCTGCCATCTTAGCTTTCAGTGCATCAGGTACTTCAATAGTCTGAGTGTTATTCATCTTCATCATCCATATAGTTACGCGAGAGGTCCTCAATGTGTTGCTTGCTGGCTTCGAGACCCCGAACTAAGCCAACAATCTCCTTGTATCCTGCGAAGTCTTTAGCAGACCCCCCAGCAAGAAAACTAGTTGCAGACGAAATATCTTCGTCGAGTTTTTGTTTAAGCACGTCAAAGACGGTTTTAGCCATTATTCACCTCGTTTAGGCTTGTCAGCCATCATCCTCGCAAGCTCCAAATCGAGCTTGTTGTTTTCTTGGCGACGACTTGCCGCCACGCGAACGCCTTCTTTCTTAGCGTCTAGTTCTAATTCCTGTTTATCCAGCTTCAACTTCTCCGCATCGAAGAGCGCATCAACCTGATTCTTCTGCGCTTTAAGCTGCAATTCGGCCTGTTTCATCTGCGCTTCTTGCTGATCCTTTGCAGCCTTGCGCTGTACTTCCTGCCCTTTGAGTTGTAACTCGGCTTGTTTCTGCTGGAAGATAGGGTCCTGTTGTTGCTGTTCCGCTTGCTTCTGCGCGGCTTCTTGCTGATGCCCCTGCATAAGTTGCGCCCCTGCCTCTGCTACCAGACGTGACAAATCCACTTCGATCTGCTCTGGTAACTCCTGACCCGGAGGTGGTAGCGGTGCT